GACTGGGCTTGCTATGTAATAAACAAGACGAGAGACGAGGTCAAGGCTCAGTACGGCAAGGATATACCGCAGGAATCATATACCGACGACGACAGGGGTATTGAGATATACGATTACTACGATTCTCAAATCAATATGACCTTTGCTGATGACGGAACGATACTCAAGAAGAGAACACCGCACGGCTCTCCGAGAACACCTGTATTCCTAGGGATAGCAGGTTCTATGCCTCCTATACAGTCGGATACGCTGGATGATACCGCCAGAGATCACGGTGAAAGCATATTCGAGGCGTCTAGACAGTCATATAAAAGCTATAACTTGATCATGTCTATCGTTCTAGAGCTTGTGTCACGAGCTAGAAAACCGCCAATCATATTTGCCTCCAGGTCTGGTGAGAAAACACTTGATGAATCTCCTTATGAGACTGGTGTTGTAATGTCTTTAGCAGAAGGAGAGAAGATTGAAGCGGTAAAACTGCTGGAGATGACTAGAGATGCAGGTACGTTTATAGGCCTTGTTTCAGGGGAGATACAGCGTGGCACGATACCGCATAGCGCATACGGAGATATTGCCTTCCAGCTATCTGGTTTTGCCATAACGCAACTACGTCAGGGGATTGATACATCTATTCAGCCTGTACTCCAACTTATTCAACGTGTTTACAGACAGATAACTAATCTTCTGAGCGATCAGTACGCTACAGGAGCGTTTGAAACGCTTAAAGTTAGTGGTCGTGATAACTCCAGAAAGTATTTTGAGCTTGAAGCAACACCTGAGATAATAAAAGAAGGTTGCGATCCTGAGATCAGCTTGGTGGGTAACCTACCTCAAGACGATATGAGCAATGCGGCGATGGCCCAGATGCTACGTGAGGGGCCAGTTCCACTGATGCCAGACAGATGGATCAGGGAAAACAAGTTAAAAGTACAGGATAGCGATATGATCGACGATGCCATTAAGGAACAACTCGGTGAGAGAATGGTTCCGATGGCAACATTGTGGTCGTTAATGGTTGCGGCTGAGGAACAAGGTAGAGATGTTCTTGCTGAGATTCTCCTAGATGAACTACAGATGATGATGATAGAAAAGCAACAGCGTATCGCGTCGGCCAAAATAGCCGCACAGGGTATGGGAATGCCGCCGGGTATGGGCCAGGGTGGCCCTGGTGGTCCCCCTACAGCTAATCCACAGGCGGCTCCTAACGCTATGTTCGGTGCGCCGCCACCTATTCCAACGCCGCAAGGCGGGCCTAATGTACCGCCAGGATCACCACGTCCAGGAGCGCAGGTAAGAATACCGTAGGAGAAGTTGAATTATGGCTACCACACAAGACCCTTGGGCACTACAGGCACTAATAAACAAAGAACGGGCTGACAGGGCACAGGCATTAGAAGAAGCTCGTATCTTCGAAGCTAGGATGGCGGCACAGAGAGACCCAAACAGAGAAGTAACTGGCGTTAGAAGCTATATGTTGGACGGAAGACCCGTTAGGGTCTTTACTTATGCCGACGATCAACCAGAATTATTTGACGAAACGTCTGGCTCTACTACCCCCATGTTCCCCACGTCCACGAGTCGTGTTGCAACGACTCCCCAGGAAAAAGTACTGCAAATTCTTAATAGCCTTGCTACAGGGGCTATTGATGACCCTCAAGAAGCCATGAGGCTAATATCAGGTTTAGGGTTCGGCCTCAGAACACTAGAAGAAGCACTAAGATTTGCATACACTCCTGTTTCTCCAACCCAAGAAGAAACAGAGAGCGAGATAAACGCATTCCAACGAATTGTACCAACCCAAAGAGGCATACAGAGCGAGCTAGACGCATTAAACGCAATAAGCTTAGCCAAAACTTTCCCAACCGAGCTTCCCTCTAACATAGATATCCCACGGCGAATTATACCGTCCGTAGTCAAACCTCCTATTGGTGACACTGTTCCAGTCGAAGAGAGTACATATACGGCACCAATTCAGCACCTAGACATTAATGCACCTCCTGGCGCAGAAGTTAATATACCTTATGGTGGTGCTTTCGCTGGAGGAATGCCGTTTCGTACAACAGGAACTGATGGAAGAATGCCGTTGTCACGGGAAGAAGCGTTATTCGAGCAGGAGGTAAGCCCGTACAATGTATTTCAACAGTACCTTCTAGGGCAGCCAGGATATGGGCAACTAAGTCCTGCGGGTAGGTCTGCTCTTGGGAAAGAGTTTGGGCCTATGGAAACGGCCTTTCTGACAAGTCCTTTGGGTAAATCCAGAATGGCAGACATTCTTTCTGATATTTCTGATATTAGCCCAGATGATCTATACGATGATCGGGGTAGGCTTAGCGAAGATGCATTAGGTATGCTATACGACGAAGAGGGTAGGTTTACTCCAGGCGTAGCTAGTACCTTTAGGGATTTTATAAGGCGAGAGGGGACTGACCTAGGACTACCTGCAACCTTCAGGAGATTCGGTGGTGTTGCTGATGCATTTACGACACTCGAACGGTTACGTTCTCCAGGGCAAGAGTTCCAAGTAGGGTTTTGGGATAATCCTCGAACAAAACAAAAATTTCTTCAGTCGGTGCTACCTCGTGTTAATCCAGTGTTCAGAGACGCTTTCTCGGACTATTTTAATCGTCAGTTTCTAAAATTCCAAGCCGCAACTCCTGAACAGCCATTTGTTCGGGCATTGCCGCAGTTTAAAGGAATACTGGGGGTACAGTAATGGCTCGATTTTTTGATGGAAATCCATTTCGTTCTTACCTAGAGGACGTTCCACAGGCTGCTTATTTCTCGTTCCAAGACCAGTTTGGTCAAACTCCAAGAGGCGTGACTTCCCCTGGGCAGAGACAGTATTTCCAGAACCAGTTCCAGAATATCCACAATAGGTTCATGGGGCAACTGGGTCAGCAGCTACGAAGGGGAGAGGCTCCGACAAGACAGTTTACGGATTTCCTTTCGGAGCGACTACCGCAAGATAGAAGGACAGAAGGAGTGCCTATTGCTCCAACTAGGCCAATACCATTTGCGGAGCGATTCGCTTCTCTGCCTCCCGCTTTAAGGGGTGATTACTCAGCTAGCAGATTAAGTCCTAGAGGTAGGTTCCTCTTCTTCTAATGACTCAGCCTAACCCATTCCTACGGCAACGGTTTGCTCCAACAGTAGGGGATCGGGAGCGTGAGAAACGTAGCTTTATTTCCCAGCAGCCTGTTCGGTCTTTGCCGTCTCTTCCAACTCTAGTTGAAGAATGGAAAGGTGAGAGACCAAAAGATATTGTTGAGGAACACCGAAGGAGAGCTAGGAAATTACGTGATCTTGGATATCGTGATACCAAAGGTAATCTAATTAACGAAGAAAACTATATAAACCATGAGGTTGCCGAATGGGGGCTTGTTAATAAGCTTAAGATAAACCCAAAACGAGTACATGATATTGTAAGTCGCTTTTACCCAGGTATGCGTTCTATCCAAGAAGAATATCAGGCAGTAAAAACCAAGCCTTCGCCAGTACCTCCCCGTAGTACACAAGAACTTATGGAGTCTGTCGGAAGAGTTCAGCGTCAGAGGCAGCCACTAGAAGGAGAACCCGTTGCCGATGTCCTAAGAAGGCAAGGGCCTGGCCCGTTAGCGGATGTGCCTAAATCTGCATTTGAAAAGTTTCAAAAAGGTATTAGGTCAGGCATTGGAGCTATCCCTCCCATATCTTATATCAAGCCCGCTAAGAAGTTGCTGCCTAGAATGGGGAGCCAGATTGCGGAAGAGTATAAACCCATTGAGGAGGCGTCGGTTATAGGATCGAAGTTATTTACAAGAGGTGCTCTAGGGATTGCGGCTAAGAATCTTGGGCCAATACTTCCTGGTAAATGGGGTGAGTTCGAGCCTGGACGTTTATGGGATGAGAGAAAGGAATTCCGTGAAATATCAGGTAAAGACCCATTTAGGAGTAGGCAGGGGTTTCTCGAATTCCTAGAGTATGGGGAATCTAAACAACCCAAATTACCTTGGGGAGTACGTGGCGCAGTAGAAGCTATACCTTGGTTAGTAAGCCCAACTGGCAAAGTGACAATGGTCAAAATGGGAATCCAGGCGGCTAAGATGGGGACACTAGCTGCAACCAAAAAGGGGCCTATTAAGCTGGCATATCTAGCAGCTCAGAAGGCCCTTCAGGTTGGATCAGAGGGAGCAAGGCCAGTAGCAGAAGTTGAAGATGCTGTGGCAAAGGCTTTTGGGTTTGCTGGACGACAGTCCTTACTGGGGTTACGTAAAACGTATCCTGGCGTAGAACGTATATTAGCAGGAGAGCGAGGCGGTGCGAAGTTCCCAGGTAGAAAAAAGGTACCTGATGAGGATGTTATAGAAGATGTTAGTCCTATTACCGCAGCCCCCGCTGCGCCTGTTGTGGGGGAGACCCCAGCCATTATAGCCGCAAAGCCCCCCGTTTTGCCCGTTGTGGGGGAGACCCCATCCATTATAGGCAAAAAACCACCCGTTGCTCCTACTGTAGGCGATATAGGTCAAGGGGTTAGGCAACCATTCGGTGCTGGAGGGGGAAAACTGCCCCCTACGACTACGACTACGACACCTCCGACTCCTGGCGGGCCAGACGAGACATTAGCAAGAGTACTACGGCAGCGTATTCCTGGTGAAGAGGATGAGCCAGCGTTGACGTTGTTACGTCGCCATATATCAGAAATCCGATCAGCCGAGAATGAGGCAGGTATTGCCGTTAGACATGGCTCTCAAAGTCTCAGGGAAAAAGGAATAGGACAATTTCATCATGGTAGGCTGGTACTAAGAGAACGAGACTTGCCTATTATGGATGATTTAAATAACTCCCTTCATAATCCTAGCCGTGTAGCAAGTGGAGAGGTAAAGATACCCAGAGGCTTCGAGGAAGACTATAGTATTATCAGGGGTAGGACGGACGTCGAGGAAGCAGCTAGGATTGACTTCGATCCTGAAAGGGCTACGGTTAACGACTATTTCTATCGTGGATGGCTTAGACCAAAGGGTATGCCCGCTTCGGGTGCTCCTGGCCGAGTAGGTACTCGTCCTGCTTTCGATATGCCACGCGTAGATGCCAGCTATGAGGAAATGCGTGAGCTTGGATTTGAGCCTTTATTCCTAAATCCTTATGAACAAGAGAGATTCTCTCGGATGATGGGGGTAAAAACACGTCAACAAACACAGTTAATTGAGGATTTAAAAAACCTTAACTTGGCGGTACATGACGCTAGTGGGATGAGCATCCCTGGTTGGCGAACGCCACGTATAGGCCCAGCTTTTGAGGGAAAGCCATACGTTGCGCTTGCGTCTGACGGAACAGAGATTCGAGGTTTCAGAGGCCGATATGTTGTTGAAGACAAGCTCGCTACACGCCTAGAAAATATGTATGGAATACCTCCAAGTCTCGGAAATATTTACGTTGGTAGCAGAAAGATTGATATTATGAAAGCTGTTGATGCTGTGGTATTTCTACCAAAGCGGTCTAAGCTGTTCGGATCGATTTTCCAGCAACGTGACTTTTTACAAAGGAGCTTGGCGGGTACTTTCTCTGGTATGGTAGATGACCTACTGGCAGGTAAACCAATCTCGGCTATTAAGAAACCGATACTGTGGCCCAGAGAGGCGTATAAAATCATCGAGGCGAATGTTAGTCCTAGTGCAAGGCTTCGCATTAGGGAAACTTTAAACAGTACCGAGCCGATTTTAAAGGATAGGCCAGGTGTTCACTTTTTAGGGATTATGAAGGCGGGCCTTTCTAACATAGACCCCACCATGTTACCTTCGGGGATTGATAAACTTCCACGAATTATCGCCGAAGAAAATGGATTGATGAAAGTAAAGGCAGTTGCCCGTGCGGTTAGTCAGCTTGAAAGTGCCATGCGTCGTGCTCTCTTTGAAGGTACATACCCTGCTGCTCAGATATCGACTATTAAGAATTTTGTTGCTCCTGCGATGGCCAGGAAGTGGCCCAATGCTACGGATGAAGCTCTTAATGGCATGATTGCGGAGGCAGCAAACTTCCTCTATTCAACAATTCCTGCTGAACAAAGCGTTTTCCAAAATAGGGCTGTCCGTGCCTTTTTAACGAGGTACTTCTTCTCTATTGGCGAAAATGAGGCGTTGCTGAGACAAGTTACAAAGGGAATACGTGGCCCCCATGCTTCGTTCTGGAGAACGCACTGGCTAGGGTCTTACCTAGCCGTTCTAGCTGTAGCTAACACAATCCACTTTGCTACAACGGGGGAGGTACTCCCATGGAAGCGATTTGTCCCATTATCAAAAGATTTTCATACTCTTAATCCATTAGGGTATAGGCAGGATTTCGCAGCACCCGATATACCTATAAAGGGCCGTGGGGGTGCCGATCTGACGCTAGACATTGTGGGGCAGATGGACACAGCGTTTCGTATACTTGACCCTATATCGTTTCTAACTGCAAGAGAGTCAGTACCTATGCGGGCTGGGAGAACTCAAATAACTGGCAAGACATTCTTCGGAGAGCCTGTTGGTAAAGTAGGCCCAGGTGGAGTGGTATCCCGTGTTACGCAGCTTATAGATGACTTATTTACACCAATAGGCTTCGGGCAGTCTGCACGGAATATATTGCAAGCAAAAGTCCCTGCTATTGGTAGGGTTCTACCTGAAGCCGAGGGACGTGTAGGTGCTATCGGTGAGGTGTTACAGGGTACTGGCGGTATAAATGTTAGGGCTGAGGGTACACGACAGTTTCTCGGTAGTGCCCTGGAGGATATTGGCCTAAAAATGCCAGACGGCAGCCCTATGAAAGAGTGGGACGATGCAGAGCCATTCATAAAAGATATATCTATGGAAGCCCCACGGGTTAAAAAAGAGATGTCAAGAAGGCTGGCCACAGGAGTAAGAAGAGGTGGTGAATTTGCAATATATGGATTGCAGATGGATAACATTCAAGAGCAACGCTTGACGGAATTGAACGAGGTTATATCCAAAGGAAAACCCGACTACTTTTACATAAAAGCAATTGAGGCGAAATATAGAGGTATGCGTATACAGGCTGGACTTGAAATGGAGTTCGATCCACGTGACCTAAATGATCCCGACCCGAACAAACGTGCATACTCCGAGTACCTATCCATATACGATATGCCTGGAGTTAAGGAAGTCTACGAGGACGAGGAAGGAAATGTGGTATTCGAGGAAATAAACTGGGATAAATTTGAAGAGGAAGAAGCTAAGTTAAGACGAACTTGGGGTTCAAAGCAGCAGGATTATATTCTTAGGAATACTAACAGACGCCCAACGCCTATGGACATAGTAGCTAACCTACCTCGTGCGCTGAAGTCGGAGATCAGAGCATCTCAGAACGCAAGGGAGCTATACCTTAAGGCGCAGGGAAGACCTGACTTGGCGGCTCTGTCCAATCAATTATTCTATTATCCAAAAACTGAATCTAGGTTGCGTGGAGAAGTCCAAGACACTAGTAAAGAGCCAGTAAAACAAAGAAGTCTATTTCAACAGGCTAATATACTTAGATACTGATTTATGGGAGAATGAGAGGGTTTAAATAATGTGCCTTCCAGGCAATCAGACAATATATAGACAGTGTAGAGACGAGATATTCCGAACGAATAACTATCAGCGTTTGAGGAATAGGGAGATGCGTTTCATTCTTGCTAAGCATGGTGGATGCATGAGTAAGCCTCTATTACTTGACAAGGAAAAGAAACCTATGCTAACGTCTTAGCCAGCGACATATGGTGGCTCATGGTCTAATGGCCCAAGGGATTCCCTTGGGTCATTTTTATTGAGGTTTTTTATGACTAATGAATATATTGAACCAGACGATACTCCGATAGCTACTGATGAAGATACAGCTACTGAGAGTATATTGGACGAGATAGAACGTCTTAATAAGGCAGGGGACAGAGCTGAAAGCCCTACGCCTACCGATCCGATAGGTGAAGCCCCTACTACTCCTGTAGCTGACGCTCCTGTAGCTGAAGCTCCTGTAGCTGAAGCTCCTGTAGATAAAGCTCCCTCACCTGAACCCGATGCAACTAAGCAAGCAATCTTTCAGGCCCAAAGAGAACGTGATTTAGCTCTCGAACAAGCTAGAAGGCTCCAGGCTGAGGCTCAAAAGGCACAGACTCAAGCCCAGGCGATTGAGTATCGTGACAGTCTGGTTAACGAAGGCTATTCACTAGAAGAGGCCAATAGGGACACCCAGCAGCGTATTGATGCCTATAATAGAACCTTGCAAGAACAGCAAAGGGGGCAGAACCGCGAGGCTTTCTTACAAGGACAGTTCAGAGCTGCTCTGCATTTTGGCAGACAGTACGGTATTAATCCCGAAGACTTGATTCAGTATAGTACGCCTCAAGCAATGGAGCTTGCGGCTAAGAATGCAAAAGAGCTTAACGACTTGAAGAACCAAGTCAAGAAGCTAACTCAAGATAAAGTTCCCTCCCAGACATTCGACAATGGTGTGTCGTCTGGGCCTTCCCAGAGAGATGATGACTATTGGATGGATAGGTATAGCAATAACGACAGGTCTGAAAGGGCCGTTGCCGCAGGAAGAAGAGCCGCAGGACTTTCATAGGAGGAAAGGATAAATGGCACAGACAGCAACAACTGGTAATCTGGAGAATGCCCAAAGGATCATTATCGCAGCGGCGAGGTATACAGAGGAGCATAATGCTCCAGCACTGGCACTTATTGAGCAATTCCAATTGCCCAAAGGTTCCAAGCAAGTTACTGTCCCTAAGGTAGGGCAAATGACTATGTCCGACCTAGTAGACGGGCAGGACATTGTAGATGAAGAAGAAATTGGAATGACAACAGTCGATCTTACGGCAAGTGAGATCGGAGCCAAGGTTATTCTGACAGACAAACTTGTTAGGCAGAGTGCCGACAACGTATTCTCCATGATCGGACGACAGCTTGGTGACGGCATGGCTCGGAAGAAGGACACAGACGTTATCGCCCTATGGCCTAACCTTAATGGCGGTACCGTACTCGGTGCTGACGATCGGGATATGGATACAGCGAATACTCATGCTGTTATATCTAACGCCAAGGCGAACAAGTTCGGGAACCAACTGTATCTCATTCACCACCCTAACGCAGTCGCAACGCTCTCTAAGCAAGCGGCTACTACCGCTGATACGGCTGCGGCAGCAGGGCTTACCAGTGGATGGAGCGTAGACCTACTAAAGAATTTCTACAGCAACCTACGTCCTATAAACAACGTTCCTATATTCGAAGACGGGAACATTGAAAAGATCGGCACCGATGACTCAGGGTACGGCGTTATAGCTGATAAGACAGCTATGGCAGCTTTGACAAGTGTCGCTACCAGAACAGAGCGACAGAGGGATGCCTCTCTCCGAGCCACCGAGGTCGTAATGACCTCAGACTATGGTGTGTTTGAGTTAGACGACACCCGTGGAGCAGCGATACAGTTTGAAATCGGCGACCTTGCGACTTCATAACCAGGGGTAAATTATGGTAGGGATTACGGAACGTAATAGGCAAAAGAATGAACTGGCACGCATAGGTTTTTCGCTGAAGTACGTAGACGAATGGCAGCCGAAGACAACGCTATATCTTCATAAGCCAAGCTACAATGTTGGTGGAGGGATATCTCAGAATGTTGGAGCGGCATTGAAAAACGTACCTGGGAACCCAGACTATGTGTTGCGTAAAGCACGTATAGGATTGTTCCCATGGGAGCCAGGGGGTACATGCACCTGTAGGTGGTGCTTAAAAAACCGTGATCCTATATTTGAACCGAAAGAGGCTATCGAAGGAACGCAGATACATAAATACGGTCATAAGTTTGGCAAATATGACGGAGCAGTATGCAAGGTGAATGGTTGCGATGCAATCCGCACCGTACCATTCAAGAAGAGAAAAGAAGTTGTGCGGGTGTAAAGATAGCCGAGCCTGTAGCAACGAAAATAACATCGGCTAATCGCAGGACATAGAGCCTGTTATAGAAGGAGTTTGAAATGGCATTTCCAAATACAATTAGTGGAATGTATGGATGGGAAAAGGTTCAGACCTCTGCCCAGAAACACAAACTCGGAACGGAGATGGTGTTTGTGGACGGGAGAAAGTTTAGGTATGTAGAGAATGGCGGTTCAGCGATTACAGAAGGGTTGCTCGTCGCTAGTGAGGCTCCTGCTGGCAACCATGACGAAGACCTAGCGGTAGCAACAACTGCTGCTGGGTCTACCACAGTTGCAGTAACGCTCGGTGGTACCGCGGCTGCAAAGAATCTCTACGCAGAAGGGTACTTGTTCATCAACCTACCCATTTTGGGAACGTCTGCCAATCCTCACGAAATGTACAAGATTAAGTCACACGCAGTCGTTGCATCGGGTGGTGTATTAACAGCTAATCTTGATGAGCCAGATGGCTTGGTCACAGCAATTACCAACGGAACAGAGACAGTAGGTTTGATAAAAAGTCCTTACAAGGATATCGTTGTCGCTCCTGCTGCTGTTGCTGGTAGGTTTGTAGGTGTAACTACGAGAAGCATGACCGCAGACTACTTTGGATGGGTACAGGTTGCTGGAATAGCCGTTGTGGCTATTGACGGAACTCCTGCGTTTGGAACTCTATTGGGTGCAAGCTCTAACCATGCAGGGCAGTTCCTTGCGGTTGGGGCCGATACTACACCAGCGGTTGCAAGGGTACACGGTAAAGCTGGCGTAGACAACGAGTATCACACCGTCATGCTGATGAACCTATATTAGAAAGCACGTTGTATGATCCACGGACTCCAACGGGAACTGTCCTCTCCCGTGGAGTATATTCAAGGGGTGCCAGTAGGTGTTGTGCCGAAGGCACCCCTCGCCACGAGCGTTCTTATAGCCATAATGGGGCCACGTCCTTGGCATTACGGGGACGGGCGCACTACATTAGACGATATTCAGGAGATGGCCCTTACTCACGGTAATGCCGTAACTGTCTTTATCCCTGGCATGTTCACCCCACAGGAGGAGGCGAGTACAGGAATTATCCGTGGGATACGACTCCGCGGCATGACAGCTATGCGTAACTGGGCTGTCGAGCAAGCACTAGATAAAGGTTATTCATACTTACTGCTTATAGAGAACGATGTGCAGTGTACCCCAGGTCTATTAAATGACCTCCTCATGGCCAATAAGCCCATAATCATTCCCAATCTGCACTTTCCCACCTTCCCTCTGGCTGATCTAATTAATTACGCACCAAGACCTTCCCCTGACCAGCATGGCCTGATAGAACTCATATGGGCCTGTCATTCCATTATACTGTTCCGTAGAGATGCGCTTGAAGATATGTCTAAGGTCTTCATGGGGTTTACCACAGAAGGTGCCGATCACCTGCACTGGCAGTCACAGAAATATCCTGCATGGATGGACTTGGACACGATGGTAAATATACTAGAGGTTCCGATGGGTGAGAAGAGCTTGATAACAGACGTACCATTCGAAACCCATACACGCAACGGTATCTCCTGCCCAGGGCCAATGTATGAAGTGAGGAGGTGTAAGGGAGTGGGCCTTTACCAATGCTCGGTATCGACATGTGATTTCGAGCTTTGTTTTTATGCTCCTGACAAGACCAATCACAAGGTAAGTGGCGTCATTCCACATGATATGCAGCTAGAGTCTAGTTATCGGCAAGAACACTGGGCTATGAGGTCAAAGCATTATCAGGATTTAGAATGGGTTAACCGTAAGGATTACCTAAACCGTATTATAGATAGCGTTTCTTATGAAACTGACGAGGTTGTACTGGATGCGGGTTGTGGCGCAGGTGCTATTGCACACGCTCTCGCCTTCAAAGTAGGAAAGGTTGTGGGGCTAGATATATCTCCTGCTATGATTAAGCTTGCGGAGGAGAAATCCGTTGCCAGTGAGGAGTTCTTTAATGGAGACATACGGCGTATACCCTTTCCTCAAGGATTCTTTTCCAAAGTATTCTCACGTATGGTCTTTCACTCGCTCACAGGCCACGTTGATATACACAAAGCTGCGGGAGAGTGCTATCGTGTGCTACAAGAAGGTGGAACTTTCATTCTGTCTGAGGGTGTTCCCCCAGAATCCTCTACGTATACCTGGTACAAGGAGATGTTTAAACTAAAAGAAGATAGACTAACTCTTTCGCAGGAAATCATGGAGGAGCTGCTTAGGGGGGCTGGGTTCAAAGAAGTGGAGTCAATTATCCACGTTACCCCACAGTGCAGTATTCAGAATTGGCTGAACAATAGCGGGTTGCCAAAGAGTATACAGAACAAGATATACCAAATGCACCGCAACATGGATGAAAATATTCGTAGAGCATACAACGCCACGTTTACAAACGATGATGTCCTGTGTGATTTCAAATTTGTAATTGTTAAAGGGGTAAAATGACATTAGCAAAGGACATACGTGATCGGCATTATGGAAGCACAATTGTTCACGCTCACGGGTGTTTTGACCTACTTCATCCAGGGCATATCACCTTATTAAAAGAAGCCAAAGAAGCTGGGGACATACTGGTAGTATCGGTTACGGACGACAAGCACGTTAACAAGGGTTCTAATAGGCCGCTGATGACCCTGAAAGAGCGTATGAACGTATTAACTGCCTTGAGAGTCGTGGATTACGTCATACCTAGCTATGCGGAGGATTGTGAGGCGATCCTGGCCGATCTCAAACCCGACGTGTACGTCAAGGGAGACGACTACGACATGTACTCGTTACTGCCTGGGGAACAGAAGTTTATGCGTAACGGAACGCAGTTCCTTCAGGTTCCCAGAACCCGTGACTCAACAACAGGTATTCTCGGACGGTTGAAAAGCACTAGAACTCCAGTTGTACAGGAGTGGATGGATGCCTTTAAGAAGCAACACAGTCTTGCGGAGATAGAGGACAAGTTGTCAGAGCTATCTGAAACGCAGATATTGGTCATTGGAGAGCAGATAAAGGACGTTTACACCTATGTGGAACCCCTGGCCAAATCTCCTAGGGAATACTTTATGTCCTCTCGTGCTATCCATACTGAGACTCATCAGGGTGGGGCCAAGGCTGTTATAAGGCACCTAAAGCCTTGGGTGTCCCAAGAATCAATGCTGGTAACAAACAAAATTGAGATTATGAAGCAGCGGTTTATACACATTGGAAGCGGCACTAAGCTCTTTGGGGTACAGGCGTTGCCTCAACAGATACTTACGGATGAAGAGCGGGTGAGGCTAATCTCTCATTTAGATGATCTGGCTACTGAGAGTGGGTGCGTCCTGGCCATGGATTACGGCCACGGTTTCTTTGATGACAACATGCGCCAAGCATTACTGTTCAGCGGGACGTTCCTAGCGGTGAACAGCCAAACCAACTCGGCTAACTACGGGTACAATCTAGCTACTAAATGGCCGAGAGCTGATTACGCTTGCCTAGATGGCCCTGAGTATACACTGGCACTGGCCAATGGATGGAAGTCTATCTCGGTTAATCAGCTTATGCTTACAAAGGGTGCTGCTGGGTGCTACATCGGGATGGATATACCTTCCTTTGTTGAGGACTATGTTGACGGCGTGGGAGCAGGTGATGCCCTATTTGCATTCTCTGCACCCCTACTAGCGTTAAAGGCTGCTCCAGAAGTGGCTGGATTCGTCGGTTCTTGTGCTGCGGCGATACAATGCAATATCATGGGCAACAGTAAGCCCATTAGCCCAGAGTCGTTGTGGTCGTTTATTGAGGAACTAATGGCATGACATTAGACTTGGCAAGAGCATACGACCTTATGAGCTTCATCCGCTATACGGAGGAGAAGATAGCGGAAAAGTACGGGGGGTGGGATGACACGGTTCCTCACCCCATGAGAACACCAGTCCATTTGAGTATAGGCCAGGAGGCAGCTTCGGTAGGTGTTATTATGGCCTTACCTCAGGATGCCCACGTATTTGCTAGCCATCGCAACCATGCGGCTTATCTAGCCAAGGGTGGTGACTTAGATGCCATGATAGCAGAGCTATACGGTAAGGCAACGGGCTGTACTGGTGGGCGTGGTGGCTCCATGCACTTGTGGGACAAGAATGTTAACGTGATGGGCCATCCTATTGTTGGCGATTCTATAAGTCTAGCTGTAGGGTCGGCCCTAGCAGCCAAGATGGAAGGTACCGACAGGGTAACGGCGGTGTTCTTCGGGGATGGTGCTGCTGAAAGTGGGCAGTTCTGGGAGGCTCTGAACTTCGCCGCTGTTCAGAAATTACCTATCCTCTTTGTATGTGAGAACAATGAATACGCCACTCACACACATATACGGCAGCGACAGCCTGATACTTATATCCGCAAAAGGGTAGCTCCGTGGTTGCCAATGGTTTGTTCGGCAGACGGGAACGAGGTAGGCAAAGTCTACGATGGTACCAAATCTCTGCTTAAAAGCCTACCCGCCTTTTTAGAAGTCCATACCTATAGGTACAAGGAACACGTTGGGCCAAATGATGATAGCGATTTAGGGTACAGATCGTTGGAGGAGGTCGAGTTTCATAAAAGCCTAGACCCTATCAGTCAAAAAGGGTTTTTCTACTTCACTAGTGACGTCTATGAGGGGTCTATGAAGTACAAGGTTGACAAGGCTTTTGTCAATGCTGAGATGGCACCCTGGCCAGAGGTAGCGGTATGAAATACAAAGAAGCTATCTCTCAGTCCATAGTACAGGCAATGGAAAACGACCCGAAGGTTGTGCTTCTAGGCCAGATGGTTACAGACCCGAAGGGTGTATTCGGCACTACTCTTGAGGCTCACAAACGATTTCCAGATAGGGTTATAGAAACGCCTGTGTCGGAGACTATGATTACTGGAGCTTGCGTTGGGCTGTCTATGGAAGGATGGAAGCCAATATTAGTACATGCCCGTGCCGATTTCTCACTGCTATCTTTTGAGCACTTAATAAATACAGCCTCAAAAATGAAATTTTTACATAAAAAGCCCCTCCCTTTTGTGATGCGTGTGCTTGTAGGTCGTGGTTGGGGCCAAGGGCCAGTCCATTCACAGAGCTTTCATAATATGCTGTCGCAAGTACCTGGATTAACGGTACGAATACCCTTCGGTAATGCGAATTACGGGGATATTCTAGTCGAAGGATTGGCTAACGGCCCGCTTGTTGTGGTTGAGCCAAGAAGACTTTACGAGGAATCCCTCCTCTGGCCAGAGAGCTTTCCCAATGAGGATATCTCAATATACTGCATTGGAGACACGGCAATAGACGCTCTGGAAGCTCGACTTCAGCTATTCAAATACGGGGTTAAGGTTAACGTCATACCTAAAGACTCGGTTCCAATTATCCCGCACTCAACTCCTTATGTAATTCTTGATATGGCCCCTAACTTGAATGCAATATCACCGCCTTTTGTACCCCAAGGCTGTTCTCAAGCCTATGAGAAAGCGTGGTATCCCACCGCTAATGACATCGTGAAGGCGGTACTGGATAAGTTAGGTGTGAAGATCCCTAAATTAAAGGAGACTAATGAGCAGTTCGCTCCTGTCGGCAGTTCTTTCTAGGTTGCCCTCAAGCGTAAATCTTGTGAGCTTGTTCGGTCATCGACTGGTGATCAGAATGAACGAGAGCATGAAAACGGCAACACGGGGTCATATGCTGTTGGAGCTGGAGAAGCAATTGCGCCGTGAAGTACACAGTCAAATGGAAGTCTTCTTGGAGCCACGAGGGGACATTAACAAATTAAGGATTAAGACCAGGGGAGTGGTAATTATATGACCGTTGGGTTGGAACAACTTCATAGGCAACCAGACTCAGTGATGTCAGTTGCCCAGGATGTGGCCTCTTTATCCAGAATGGACGGTCATAAACTACCTTGGCATATGGACAGGGTTGAGGCTTGGGAGCGTGGGGAGAGAATAGCACCTGTGCTGATCGACATAGCCCTTACAAGAAAGTGCGATTACGCTTGTAAATGGTGCTACGCCATGCTTCAAGAGAATGACCGCAGTGTAATTACGAAGGAGGTTATTGAAGACTTCCTTGTGGATTGCGCCAGGATGGGCGTGAGGGCTATTAGCTTGCTCTCAGACGGCGAGAGTGTGCTGTCACCAGTGTTTACCTACACGGTCAATCGAGGTAAGGAGCTGGGAATGGCAATGGCGTCTGGAAGCAACTGCCGTATGTTCACGCCTGACAAGCAGGAGGAGTGCCTAAAGAACCTTAGCTACATTCGAATCAACTTTCCTGCGGGTACTAGAGATAGGTACTGCGAGATTGTGGGCGCAAAGCCTAAAGCCTATGACCAGGTGCTGCGTAATATCAGGTACATGGTTGCCCTTAAAAAACGAGATAACCTAGATATAAGTATAGGCTGGCAGATGGTCATGATGCCTGAAGATGCCGACCAGATAATCCCCTTCGTTGAACTAGGTAGGGAGCTTGGGGTAGACTTTGCCATTATTAAGCATACTGCTGACGACGAGTATGGCAGTTTGGGGGTAGAGTATGCAGCGTATGAGGACGTTGTACCCATTCTCAAAAGGGCTGAAACCTACGCTACAGACACTTTTCATGTAAAAGCCATGTGGTCAAAGATTACATCTGGGGGCAAACGTAGCTATAAACGATGCTATGGGCCTCCATTTATCCTACAAATTAGCGGATCGGGACTTGTGGCTCCGTGCGGTGACAAATTCAATGATCGCTACGCTGCGTTACACATTGGAAACATCTGCGAGGAGCGGTGGTGGGACATCTGGAAGAGCGATAGATACTGGGAAGTGATGAACTACCTAGGTTCTGAGGAGTTCAACCCCCAGACCCGTTGCGGCCCTCTATGCAGACAGCACAAGATCAACGAGGCTTTGGACAAGCATATACGAGGCGTCGAAAGGCTTGAGCCAGCAATGACAGACCTCCCACGTAAGGAGTTCCTGTGAGTAACCGAGGGGATTTTAGTAATGAGGAGAATGTCAAACAGGCTGATCGGGCATTGCTCTCTTTCAAGGAAGTAGCGGACAAGCTGGGCGTTGAATGGTGCCTGTTTGCTGGTACGGCACTAGGATTCTTTCGTAACAAGGGTTATATTAACTGGGATAATGACATAGATATAGCTCTTACAGGTGGCGAGGCCGCCCTAGACAAGGTGTCTACTGAGCTTTACCAGATAGGTTTTAACATTGGCCGTGACTGTACCAACAATGACGGAACCCGCAACCGACACTTATGGGGAGGTATGGAAACAGCCCACGATACAGAGTCTGGTATACTTGTCGATGTGTTCTATACCTTTACAGATACAGAAAAACAGTTCTTGCATTCCTTTGAGGCCATTGACTACAAGGGCAGACTGTTTCTTATCCCAAGGCCAATCAAAAGATACTTGATAGAGACATACGGTAAAGGGTTTATGGTACCGCAGAAAGGAATTAAGGCAAAGTATGAGCCTGAACGGAAGATATCCTACGTCAACACTAGGTGATCTATGGCTTCCAAACGGTGTTACCTATAGTCCACCCAAAGCTATAGGCCACAATAACGAGACAGGAGGAGCGATAGTAGCGCACGTTTTCCATTTCCATGATAAAATGTCAGGTAGGCGTTCTAGATGTACAATACCCGCCGATGTCGGCGAGAGTCAGGCATACATAGAGGACTTAGCTGGAACGGCCTTTGAGAACTGGCTTGTAGAAATACGAACAGATGGGAAAAAACGAGCACCAACTGCGGACGAGAGAAAGCAGATAGGAAAAGCTATACGAGATTTCCGTGCCTACGCAAACAAGCGTAGACAGAGTAGTAACTCCAGAATATACTACAAAGGCACCCAGTAAGGAGGATACAATGGCAAGAAAACCACAGGTGGCAGTGGAAATTGTAGATGAGGACGGTACTCAATACGGGACAGGGGGGCTATTAAAAGTACAAGGCCCAGTCGCACAGCATAGTACCGTCGCTGGAAATCCCCAAATGATGGGGTTCAGAGTCACTGATGCTGTTGGTGATGGCGGCGGTGGGTCGGCAGGTAAGATCAAGGATATACTGGGCGACAACGATGGTGGAATCCTAACGATTCTTAAGCATTTTGCTGCTTCACGAGCGGCTGATGTTGTTTATTTAGCTGATGCAACTGCGTTAGGAACAGGTACAAATGCCGCACTGAAAGTTCTAGCGGCGCAGTTTGGTTATAACGGTGCCACGCTGGACATGATACGCACACCAACAACATTCAAGATGATTGACGCTGTATCTGTCACTGCTGGATCTGGAGCTACCGTATGGACACCAGCTAGCGGTAAGAAGTTTAGATTGATGGGATGGTCTTTGTCTGTAGCTAGTGCCGCAGCCATAGAATTCCATGACCATACTGTAGGAACAATTGTTCTTCAGACCCCGTTGCTTGCGGCAGGGGGAATTCATAACAGCCGTGGGGAGCTTGGTAACGGATTTATTTCCGCTTCGGCTAACAATGTACTGAAGCTGGACGTAACTGCCAATGCCGCTGTCAGCGGTATGGTTTGGGGCGTAGAAGAATAGAGGAGGGCTTATTATGGCAACTACAATAACATCAACACTCCGTGTGGGAACTACAGACGATATAATTATAACAGGTACCGTTGACTGGGAGGCAGATGCCGTAGAGGCTAAAGGCTGGAACAGTGCTTTAACAGGTAAGAGTAACAGCCAGAAGCTAGCGTATTGCAAAGCAGTGTTGGAGGAAAAGAACCCCCAGGTAACAACCACAGACCTTAATATTAGCGGTTAAAGGAGGAGACAATGCCTAAAGTAAAAATTACCGTTCGTATGCCATACGCCAAGACCAAGGCGACTAAGAAGCAAAAGAAAAAGAGGAAGGGTTCCTACTAGGTGGCTGTCTTACAGGCACGAACCCGTGAGCAAATAAGAGTTGCCATCGGGCGGCATCTAGGGGCGGTCTACGTTTCCACAATATCAGGTCGTGGCACAGGGGCCAACATGAAGGACTTCAACGACAAGACTTTGTATGGCGGGGACGACGACCACAATGGCAAATACATACGCCTGACCTCTGGCTCCAATGACGGCTTCGATACTAGGGTTTTTGATTATGTAGCTGGTACGTCCCAGGCAGTTAGCGTTACCACTCAACGTGTTATTGTTAGGCCAGATGCCACGGGACTTAATTTCACCGCAGCTCAGACTTATGAGATGTGGGATGAACCCTTTCCACCTACGGACATCGACGATCTCATCAATCAGGCTATTGTCGAGTCAACTGGAAGAGTCTATGATCCCGAAGAAAGTCTAGCCCTCTTTGCTGACGGCTTTCAAACACGCTTCGACATGCCCTCCCAGTTCTCTATGCTTCAACAGGTAGAGTGGCGTTCATCAGTGCAGTTTAAATCAATAGACACCGCTGAGAGTGCATGGACGGCGGGAACTAACGTCACCGTTAGCGTTGATAGCAAGATAAAGAAGCAGGGTGCTGGCTCTAATAAGATTGTGCTAGCGGCTGGGGTATCGTCAGGGGCGGTAGTGGCTTACAAAAACATTACCTCTATAGACATCTCTGGTTACACGCACGTTGAATTCTGGATACGATGTACCAAGGCGACAACCTCGGCTGCTGATCTAAAGCTACTCTTAGATGATACCGCTGCTGCTGTGTCACCCAAAGAAACGCTGAGTATACCAGCCCTTAGTGGGGATACATGGACATTTGTCCGATTAGCCCTTTCCAACCCTCGTGATGACACCGCTATTATAAGCGTTGGCCTTGAGGATGATGTCGATATCGGTGCCGAAACAGTGTGGATAGACGACATTCGAGCGGTGCATAACGACACAGGTGTCTGGAAGCGTATGCCACGTCATCTATGGCATATTGACAAGCAGAGCCTCGATCTGGTGTTCACAAATGCAGGTCGTTCTCTGGTTGGTTATGCCCCTTTGAAGCTAATCGGTGGAGATAAACCTGCACTGCTAACGGCAGACGGAACCTCTTCTGAGGTAAACGACTGGTATATAGAATCCAGGGCAACGGAACTAGCGTTCATTGCAGCAGAGATGTTCGATAAAGCAGCGTACTGGCACCAGTTCGCAGAGGAGGCCAAGAGGAATCTCCCCGTACTAGTAGATGTAAGGACAGTTTAATGCGGTTCGATGCTGGAGAAACGGCTGTTGCTAGCACTGGTACTGCTGTTGCGTTATCGGCCACTGGGGGTATAGACGCCAACGACAGAATTATCTGGGCGCAGTTCAAGGCTGACCCTGACAACTCTAACGATGCCTATGTTGGTGTTTCGGATGTGTCGGTTACCCACGGGTTTGTCCTAGAAGCGTCTGACTCGATAGGGTTGGCTCTAAACCCTGGTAAATATGGGGGAACTATCCCAGCAGGTGATATCTATTTCGATGTAACGACAAACGGTGAGAAAGTCTCCTGGGCAATACTCTTTAAGTAAAAATCATGAGTCCTGAACGAGTTCTTGATAAAGGCGAGGTAAGCCTAGACAAAACTAGGTATAAGCTGCGTGAGGGGACTCAGGTTCAGTCCTTCCTTAGCTCTATTTACCCCCCTAAGATCGTCATAGGTGATACGACCAGGGATAGCGGCACAGGAGCCTCGGTCTTTGCAATGTCCGACTGGCGAGGAGGCTTGGGTAAGTACGAGTACAAGGCCAATGAATCAATAGACAAGTCCTGGCGCATGTTCGGACAGGGTAGGCAGGGGCATTTCGTCAAGCCAAAAGAAGTCGTCACTACAGGGAGCAACCCTTCCTTCACAAGGATCGGGGCAATCGGTGAGCTAGGAGACTCAGTCTACGCTGCCTTTGATACGGAGGTACATGCGTACAATGACAGTAGCGATACATGGGGCAGCAGCTTACGCACATTGGCTAACGATGCAACCGATATGATCCAGCTTCGAATGCCCAATGGAACCGACTATCTCGTTATAGCAACGACGAACGATTATGATTACTTACAAGGTACCACTTACGCTCGTAGTACCAAGAATGTAAAATACCTAGCCTCCTGGGACGACCGTCTTTGGGGAATAGATGATACTGGGCAGCTATGGTACTCCTATACCATTGGTACTGAAACGAATGACGCCAAGCTGCCCCTGCCAGATGGGTACGTTACCGATCTGTTCACTGGTCGGGATGCGTCGGGAGCAAGAGTTCTCTACGCAGCTACCAAGGTGGGGCTTTGGGTTCATGACGCTGTTAATGCGAAATTCATACAGACAGCCCTCACCGTTCCTCGGAACGACAATGCGGGGAAGGGAACTGTCGAGTGGCGAGGGGATATCTATTACCCAGTTGGCATGGCGATCTACAAGTACAGTGTGGGCGGTGGCGGTGCTGTGATTTCTCTCATTGGGCCTGACCGAGATGACGGGTTGTCTCAAATGTATCGTGGGTACATTCAGCAACTCATACCAACGCATACCGATTTGATCGCCAGCATAACAGGCACGGTCTCTAACGACGTGCTTGCCTTTTGGGACGGTATAGGCTGGCAGTTAAAAATACCTAATCTATATGCCAATAACCAGATAGACACGTTTGCTTTTGCAAGTTACGTGTATAGTAAATACCGACTGTACTTCGGAAGATACGCAGGTGCTGGCCAAGGGATACGATATACCGCTCTTGATACGCAGATTGTTAACCCGACGGAGGATACAACGCAACGGTACGATTCTAATAATGGCCAGTTGATAGCACCCTGGTTTTCTGCTGGACAGGCAGAGGTGGATAAACTAGCCCTACGATTGAATGTGGACACCGCTAGATGCACCAGCAACGAAACTATACAAGTGTTATATTATCTTAATTTCGACACTAGCTCTGCCACGTCTCTTGGAACTATAACC